CTTTTACCAAAAGACTTACAATACATGGAAAGAGTAAATCATTCTTTTAACTCAGCACTAAAATTCTTCAAGTAATGCCACCACAAACACAACTGTTAATAGTAGATAAAATCAAAGCATGGGCGTTTCCTTCGATGTTCGTTGTGATTAGTTTTTTTCTTGTTCACTTTTTCAACCAACAAAATGAGTTGATTTTAGAATTGCAAAAAACTAATATGACGCAAATAAAACAGGCAGGACAAAATGAGTTGATTATTTTTAGATTAAATTCACTCGACAAAGAAATCGACAAACTACAAAAATGAAAAAAATAATAGAATACTACGCAACACCAACTCCGGTGAAATGGAGAAAGATAGGGGATTCAATCTTCGCCTTGGGAACACTCTTTACAGGTGGTCAGATAATGCTCAATAACCATGATACAGCATTGATAGGATTAGCTTTAACTTGGTTTGGAAAAACAATTACTAATTTAGCAACCGATTAAAAACAAATAATATGTTAGACAACATTTCAATTGACCATGAAGCAAAAGTTATCAACTCTGCGGGAGTTGAAGTATCAGCACAATCAGTAATCTGCGATAACAAATTCGTAATCATTGCCGGATTGGAAGCTCTCAAATCCTTAATTAAAAATCCTATTCTGAAATTATTTGTTTCAGCATTGGTTAATGTAGTTGAAGGATTGGTTGAAAGATTCTGCGCTAAATGATTAGTGAACACTTTGTAATTCAGGAGTTCGTACCAAAAGAGATTTACAATGATTTTAAAAATAACTCTACTTGGTTTATAAACCCCAACATAGTAGTTGTATGTGAATGGTTAAGAGTTACTGTTAACAAACCAATTACAATTAACAATTGGCATACAGGAGGGAATTATAATCTAAGTGGATACCGAACACCAACTGAATCAACAGGTGCTAAGCTAAGTCAGCACAAACGAGGTGATGCAGCTGATATTAAAGTATCAGGAATGTCACCTAAAGAGGTTCTACGATTTGTTCAAGCTAATTGGAAAGAGTTAAGAAATTTAGGATTAAGCACAGTAGAGAATCCTGATTTTACTCCTACATGGTTACACATTGACTGCAGGTGGACTGACTTAGACACTCTACTAATTGTTAATCCAAAATGAAAAGATACAGAACACATGAATAGCGAAATCAAGTTACCGGATACATCTGGTTTAAAAAAGATTAAGAAAGGTAAGTTCGTTTACTTTGAAGACGGAACTGCATATAATGAGCATGAGGTATTGCTCATAAAAAAAATCAAAGAAAAAAAACCGAAAGAAAATTTAATTGACTTTATTCATTTTATGAAGAAAGAGTACGGAATGGTTTTAACTAAAGTAGAATAATATGCCATTAACTACTGGATTCGTTAATACTTGTGAGTTTAGCCCTTATGCTCTAGGAAAAGAAGTTGCTCCTCCTATTACTAAAAAATATGAATACAGAGAATTTTGGAAAGTAGATAGAGATAGGTGTATTAATGGTTATTCAGTTGGTGGAGTTAAGATAACTGGTCCACATTACTATTTTCTTAATCATAAAAAAATACTTAGAGTAAATAATGAAAGAGGTGGAAGAAAAGAATTACTACCACCACGATTCACTGATTTAGGATATGATTTTTTTTGGGCATATCATAATGCCAGGTATGTACATAAGAAAAGAGGAATGGCTGTTACCGGTTCTCGTCAGCGTGGTAAAACATATATGTCTGCTACCCTTGGTGATCATGAATTAACATTCTATCCTAAATCACAAGTATTAGTTATTGCGCATGAAGATGCATTTGCAGCAGATACATTTAAAAAGATAAAAGAATATCTTGACCAAAATAAAGGAACGGCATATTTTAAAAGGAGAATATCTTTTAATGATGATATGATTCTTTTAGGTAAGTGGGTTAAGGATCTGATTTCTAAAGAAAAGATCCGTTCTGGATTTCTATCTGAATGTCACAAACTTATAGCAAGAAATAATGCTCAGACATCTATTGGTAAGGTTCCATCGCTTGTATTAAGAGAAGAAGCTGGTAAGTTCTTAAACTATACGGCTCAACTGAACTTCATGAAGATGCAACTTGAAGCTGAAGGGCAGTATACAGGTTTTGTTCTCGATTTCGGAACCGGTGGTGATATGACTAAGAAAGGTTCTACTGGATTGCGTGATATGTTTTGGGGTGGAGAAACGCATGACTACATGACTTTTGATGAAGACTTTGATGATGATGGAAATTTCCATACAGGAAAAGGAACTAAGATTGGTTTCTATATGCCGGCATACAGAGGTATGCTTATGGATAAAGAGGGAAATTCTTTAATGAAAGAATCTCTTGAAAAAATAAAACTACAAAGACTTAATGATTTAACTGATCCTGTTCAATATGCTATTACAGTATCACAAGAACCAATTACCCCGGAAGAATCATTTTGGATTGCAGGTAGTAGTGTTTTACCGACATTACTTTTAAATAGAAGACTTGGAGAAATACAAAAAAATGCTTCTCTTAGAAATTTAATACAGCGAGGTGATTTAGAGTGGATAAGAAACAATAGAGGTGAACCTATTGATGTTGAATGGATACCTAATCCGTTAGGGAAATTTCATATTATAGAACATCCTGAATGGACTAAGCCACCAGAGCAGAGAAAAGTTAAACTGACAAAAGAAGATGGATGGAACCTATACATAAGTGGTTGTGACTCTTATGATGCAGATGAATCAACAACAGATTCATTGGGTTCTATTTTTGTTTATAAGCGTTTTTCAAATGCAGATGCAACAGGTAATTTATTTGTTGCTCAATACACCGGAAGACCAAATGCTGAAGATTTCTTCGAAGCAACGGCGAAATTAAACTGGTACTATAAATCTAAAATGCTATTTGAAGCAACTAACCTTGGTATCAGAGATTGGTATATAAGAAATGGATTTACACACTTCTTAAAAGAGAAGCCACAGGTAGCTTATACACAAATCAAAGACTCACATGCTTCATACACTTATGGACTTCAAATGCCTGAACAGATAAAGAATTATCTTATCAGTTCCTATGTTAAGTGGATAAAAACATATGTCGATAATATGTTTTTTGCTGATTTAATTCAAGATGGGATTAATTTTACGCGAGAAACGAATCACGATAGAACAATGGCGGCTATGCTTTGTATAGTAAACGACTTAGATTACTTTCGTATTAGCGCAGAGCAAACAGAAGTTGTTGCTGACCATCGAATGATATATACAGGAAGATCAGATACAGGTAAGTTGACAACTGTTTATAAATGATATCACTTCCATCGCAGAATATACCGGAGTCAGAAAAGAATCAGGCGTGGATTGATAATAATATTCAAGCAATCAAAAGATTGGCTGGATATAATCTTTTAGAAAGAGAAAGAGATTTATTCTGTTATGATATGTATAACGGTGTTCTTCCGGAAAATCAGTTTGATTACTTAAGGAAAATAGAAAGTTACGAGTTTCCTGCTAAGATTAGGCATATACCAATTCAGCGGCCAAGGATAGATTTATTGATTGGACAAGAGTTAGGAAGACCAATAAGACTTCGTACCTTCTGTACTAACAAGGATCGTGTATCACTAAAACAAGAAAGAAAAAAGTTAGGCATACTTAACACTATTGTTGATTCAATTGTTGAACAACAGATAAATGCACAACAGTTGCATTCATTTCTTGAACAGCAAAAGCAAATGATTCAAACGCAACAACAACAAGAAGAAATGCGTTACGATCAACGCATACCAATGATTGTTGCTCAGCTTGAAGCAAAACAAAAATCAATTGAACAGATATTAACTGATATTGCTGATAGAACGGAAGAAATTGAAAAGCATTATAAATACAATTATCGCGATGAAGTAGAAATAGCTTCTGATAGAATTATCAAGTACATTATAAATGAACAGCATTTACATGAAAAGTTTGTTTATGGATTTACTGATAGTCTTATATGTGGAAAGGAAAGATATTTTGTCGATACTAAATATGACAACCGGCCACCATTAATGCATAAATTGAATCCATTAAGGATTCAGCATTCACAAGATGAAAATGCAATGTATCTGCATGAATGCAATTGGGTTAAGATGGATAACGAAATGTCGTTACCTGAAATCCTTGATGAATTTCCGGAACTACAATTGGATTTAGTTAAGCTAAAGCTTATTTCTGAAATGGCGGGTATTTCAGATTTGAATAGTAATAATGAGTATCTCAATACAGCAATGGATCCAACAGAGGATTTTTGTGAACCTAACTTAAATGTAAGGTATGTAAGAGAGTTAAGGAATTCACCTGCTAAATTCACTATTGACCGTTGTTACTGGAAAAGCGTAAGAAGAATAAATATTAAAACAACTGAGAAGAAAGACGATCCTCAAATTAAGTTTACTCACTGGGTTGAAGATAAAGAAGTTGGTGATGGTGCTAATATAAAGTATAGATATGTAGAAGATGTGTGGATGGGTGTTTCTATTGGAGCTATTACAATTCGTTCGGGAAGAATTAAAAATCAATACAGGCCTATTGATAATCCGAGTAAAGCACAACTTCCGTTTTTTGGACAGGTGTTTAACAATAGAACAAGAAAACCTTATTCACTTGTTTGGGCCACTAAAGATATTCAGATTCTTTATGACATCATTCATTATCAATGGGAGTTGATGATGGCTACTGCAGGTAATAAGGGATTGATAATGGATAAAGCGCAGATGCCAAAGGATATGAGCATGGGAGAGTGGCGTTATCAAAAGAAGACTGGAAACACAGCATGGATAAATAGTGCACAGACATATAATAATATGAAGCCAACCTTTAATGGCTTTACTGTTTACGATGATTCATTAAGTCCTTCGATTCAATATTTAGAAGGAATAATGAATAAGCTGGAAGATCTTTGCGGTAATGCAATAGGTGTTCCAAGACAGCGTTTAGGTGCTTTAACACAAGAAGATGCTGTGGGAAACTCTAAAATCTCTAATATTCAGTCTTCATTAATCACTGATATTAAGTACTATGAACACGATATAATCAAAAATCAGGTTCTTACTTACATGGTTAATGTTGCCAAGCGTACACTGAAAACAGGTATTGTTGGCCAGGTTATAACAGGTGATTTAGGACAAGAAATGCTTTCTATATCACCTGAAGTAAAAAATGCTGATTTAGCGATATTTTTAACGGATAGTACACAAGAGATTCAAAAACTGAATGAATTAAGAAATTTAGCATCTATTGGACTAAAAGCCGGAACAGTTGAATACAGAAATATCATTAAAAGTTATTCTATTGATTCTGTTAAAGAATTAGAGGTTGCTCTTGACTATTACTCTGAATTAGCTGAAAAGAAGGCATCTGCTAATGCTCAACAACAACAAGCATATGAACAACAAATGCAAGAACAAAAACTAAAGGTTGACCAGGCTGTTAAACAACAAGAGTTTCAACTTAAAGGAATGGAACTTGAACTTCGTAAAGTTGAAATATCTATTAAAAAAGAAGAAATAGCTATGGCCGCTGAAATACAGAAGTATGAAGTTGACCAGAAGATACTTGCTGAAAGGAAGAAAACAGATATTGAGCGTGGTGTTGAAATGGCTTACCTTGCAGAAGATCATCGTCAGGCAAACATGGAGTTCTCTTTAAATAAAGAAGAACTTGCTTTAGAGGCTAGTTCTATTGGTGTAAATGCACATCTTGAAAACAAGAAGATAGGCGCTGACATTAAAGCTAAAAAGGAAAAGATAAAAAATAACTAATGGCAAAGTTTACCCCGGGAGATCCACCTACAACTGCTAGTATTATTAATTCATATAAGCCAGAACAACTTGTAATGGCAAATGATAATACTACTACTAAACTACAAACTGTTCATGGTGATGATGAATACACAGCTCTTTCAAAAGTTGCTAGTTCTAAACCTAAAGAACAAGGTGTTATAAAGCAAGGGTATAAAAAGCCAACATCTCTTCCAGAGGTATTAGGAATTGCTGCTCCTTATGCAGCATTATTTAATCCGTATACAGCTGCATTTAGTATTGGCGCAAATATTGGTAACTTATATTTTCCAGATAAAACACCTGAACAATGGCAAGCTGAAAAAGAACACGAAGAATATTGGAAAGGTAATAAATGGACTCCATCAGAATTATTTGGTGCATCAGCAAAAGCTTCATCATTTTCGGAAGTATCGACAATTGATTATGGTAAAGAGTTTGTAAAACAACAAATGGTTAAAATGCATGACGATAGCTTGGACGCTTCGATTGATGGTTCTGATGTGAATAATAATGATTATGAAGTTCCTGAAAGTGATCGTAATGATGCTGTTCTTAAATTTTTGGGTGGTGCTTATTATACAAAAGATGATTTAGATGCAACACAGCATTTTGCAATTCCTTTTGTTTCGATGGCACTTTTGCGAGCAATAAATAAACCTTTGTTTAATGGTGTAATGGCTGCTAATTTTGTTTATGATGCAATGTATGATCCAGATAAAGGCACACATGATTTGGAAGGACTTACTAAATGGAATGACACAAGAAAGATAATAAATCAAGGGTTTGATTTAGGAATGATTGGTATGACAAGAATTGCTTCAACTGGTGTTTCTACAACAGCATCTAAAATAGCACAAGGAGATGTTAAAGGAGTATTCACAGCAGGATTGAGTGTTGCAAAAGGGGCTTTCACAGAAACTAAAAATATCCTTATGGGTAAAAAAAATAAGCCGAATACTGTTGTAGAACCATTAGCTGATATTGTCACTCCGCATACTACTACAGTTAGGACACCAACAGGAACTATTGTAACTCCTGTAACTCCTGTAGCAAATACACCAAAGGTTCAATCTTGGTGGGATTTGTATAAAAAAAAGTGGAATGAAGATAGTTATCTACCTGCTTCTGAATGGAATCCTGAAAACATGATAAAGTTTAAGAAAAATTGGAATAATCCTACAGGAATTTTTACAGGAAGTCCTATTTCTAAAGATGCAAGTGCACCAGCTAAGTTTATTGGAGGTCTTAACAATGTAACACCTATACCTAATATTATAAAAGTAGGTGCATTAACAAATGCTCTTAACAAACAAGAAGAACAAAAAAGTGAATAAACATAAACATGGAAACACCAGAAACAGTAGTCGCACTGACTAAGGAAAACATTGACAAGGCTTTTAATGATGAGCCGATACAATTAATTGAGCCAACAGCTCCACCGGTAGAAACACCACCTATTCAATCTGATGGTTCATTACCACAATTGAATATACCACAAGATCCACCTGTTCAACAGGCACAAGTTCAACAGCCAGGAGAGCCGGCAAAGAATTTTGCTCAAAGAGAGTACTTAGCTTCTTTAGCTAAAAAGTATGAGTTGGAAGAAGGGTTTGATGATTTTGTAAAAGACATGAATGAAGAAAACGCTGATGATAAAGTAGTTGACTTCATTTCACGCAATATTGATTATGATGGATATCTTGAAAAAAGAATACATCCTGATTTGCTTAAACTTCAAAAACAAATAGATGAAGGAAGACCATGGTCCGAAGTTTCAAGTACCGTAGCACAACAGGCTTCTTTTATGAATGACAATGAAAGAGTGGTTGCCGCTGTATTAAAAAATGAATATAATTTTGATGATGCCAAAATAACATCTCATATTGCAGCCTATAAAGAAAAAGGTCTGTTAGACTTAGAAGCTGATAAAGCAAGGTCTATTATAGACAATGCACAGAAACAGTATCAGGCGAGAGAATCGCAAGTAGCTGAAACAAGAAAAATTCAGCATCAACAAACAATACAACGAGAGGCTGACGAAGCCATTAATTTCTTTAATAAACAGGAAAATGTTTCTGGCATCCCAATCAGCAAAGCTGATAAAGATGAATTTGCAACATATTTCAAGAAGATAGCGACACCTGACGCTAATGGAAAAATACCTATCGCAGAATACTTGCAAAGCAACGAAAATCTCGCGAAAGTGGCATTTCTGATTATGAAGGGTGATGTTAAATTCAAATCTCAGTTGACAAATGCAAAGGAGTCAACTAAGAAAGCGTTGGAAGATAAACTGTATGCTGAACCTTCCCTAAGAAGTCCATCATCAGATTATCGGACACCCAAAGAAATTGCACTGGATAACTTCGCTGCTGATTAGTTGCTTTTCATTAATCAAAAACAAATCTAAAAAATCATGAAAGTTGTACCAGGAACCAAGCAGTTTGATGGATCAATCACTGCTGATACCATGTCGCTGAACGATGCCATGTTGCTTCGTCCAGAGATTTCTAATAAGGTCGTTGAGCTGTTTAAGAACCAATGTTCTTTAACAGCATTCCTTCAGTCAAGAGGAAAGACGAAAAAAGATATTGGAAACTCCGATACCTTTAAAATTGACAATGTTTACGGTAACACGAAAATCATGTGGCCATTAATTGGTTATCCTGAGAAACTTGTTCACCAGACTCGTGCTGTAACTGTTGGAGGTTCAACACCTGCTAATGGAACACAAGTTGGATTGGCGCAAGCTGAATTTGAAATCTATATTGATGATCCGTATTTTAATCCTGGTGACATCGTTACTTTGGAGGACCGTTTCAAGCAGATTTACATTAAAACTGAACCGTTCCCTATCGCTCCGGGTGAATGGAGATACACTGCTGTAATCAATGGTAATAACCTTACCAATTACATTCTTTATGACGCTTCGACTCCTTCAACAGGGTTGTTACTTGGAATAGGGCATGAAATGGGAAGAATGTCTACCAAGTTCCGTGAAATGTCATTAACCGGTTACGAATCACATAACTACCCAGAGTGGTATTCTAACCGTATGTGTATTCAGCGTATCAAAGCTTCTATCTCAGGTTCTGCTTTCAAAAGCAAAATGTGGATTGAGCATAATGGTACAATGATGTATTGGAACTTACAGGAATATCGTTTAATGCAGAAAGCTCACTTATTCCGCGAAAACGATTGTATTTATGGAATGGCAACTACTGATGTCAATGATGTTAACTATGTATTTGACGAAGACGGAAAGCCAGTACAATCAGGTGATGGTATATTAGAGCAAATTGATGGATCATTAAAGCGTAACTATACTTTAGAACCTGATGGAACTATCAGTATTGATTACATTGATGATTTGTTACAAGACTGCAAATTAATGGCAGGCTCTGATGGAGTTATTGAAGTTGTTATGGCTGGTGGACAAGCTGCTACCGGTGCGTTTGAAAGAACAATGCGTAACATCTACAAATACGAACCTTCAATGATTACCAAAAAGACTTCTGCAGGTTTGGAAGTTGGTGCTGATTTCGTTGCTTACTACCACAATGGAGTTCGCATGATTCCTTTACAGTGTTCTGCTTTTGATGCTCCAAATCTTCCTTCAACTTATAACTCATTAACTGGTCGCAGAAATGAGTCTTATAGAATGATGGCTTTAAACACCGGAATCGTTGATGGTGGAGATAATAACATCGAAATGGTTACACTTGGTAATGGAATGGGTAACAGAGCGTTTACCAAAAAATACATCAATGGTATGGAGTCAGCTGTTGGTGATACAAATCTTGCTTCTACTTCATTGGATGGTTTAGCTATCCAGGTGTTGATGGAAACAGGGGTTCTTGTTCGCAATCCATTTACTTGCGGAATGTTAGAGCTATTTGATTCTCGTTCATAATTTTTCACACATTTAAATAAACAGCAACATGGCCTATTTAATTACGGTAAAAGCAAATCCTAACAATAAGAAGAAAGAGAAAATGATTCAATCAGTACCCTTTCCTCTATCATTAGTACCTGACAATTTGGGTGGATTTCGTGGATTACCAAAAAAAGAATTAAGCAAATTTCCTGGTGCCGCTACTGGTAATAGAGTTATTATCAGTGTAAAGCATGGTATGACACTGGACATAGAAACTGCGGTCGGCAAAACAACAAGGGATATTCTTTTAGCTTATCCTGAGTTAATTGCTAAAGACAAAAAATCAATAGATGGTCGCCAACGCTACTATTTTGAAGATTTAAGAATGCAGGCCGAAGTTGATGTTGATCATGACATGCAGGTTTTCGAAGTTGGAAACATGGTATTTGGAATGACAATGGAAGAAAGAGCTAAGCTTTATGAAGCCGGTTACGGATTAAATTCAGACTTAGTATCACCAAAGCAGATTACATCTTTTCTTTCAAATAAAGCAAAAGATAATCCTGCTCTGTTGCGTTCCAAGATAAAAGATCCGGAGTTAGAAACCAGGTTCTTTATCGCTGAATTAATTAAGTTCAATGTTTTCCGTAAGGATGGAAACAAGATTTATCATGGCTTCGATCAAAACTCTAAGTTAATTGGACTTGATGTTGCTCATGTTATCAAGTGGATGTCTGAATCAGAGAACTCTGAATACATTAATCAGTTAGTTCATGATTTGGCAAATAAAAAAAAGACTCTCTAAATGATAGTTACTGCGCTTGATATGTATACTAATTTGGGACAACTTTTAAATAAAGTTCGTACTCAAAGTGTTACTGTTCCGGAATTTAACAGATTGATTAATATCAGTCAAATGAATGTCGTTACAAACAAATATCTTGCTGCAGTACAACTTAATCAAAAGAGGATTGATGATTTAGTTGACATTACCGTACAGAATGAAGTAATTAATAATACCGGAGCTAATGTGCCTCAGAGCGAACTATTCTTGATAAAATCAGAAGTCCTCACCGTACCATGGTACTTGCATATGCTTACAGTGCTTGTTAAACTTCAGTATGTTAATAACGAATGTCATACAGGTGTAAGTGAATGGTTAGAAACAAAGGTCATGGTAAGTGACTTTCGTGCTGATGTATCACTTGATCCATTTCGTAAATCGAAAGATAACAGATTATACTATCGCATTGATAAGAATGCCGCCAACAAGTATGTAAGAGTATTTGCGGGCGGCTCTTCTTATGGAACTCAAGTAATGGTAGATTATCTTCGTTATCCGATAACAATCAATTTGGACCCGAATGGGAATACAGCCAATGATGTTAATTGCGAATTACCTGTTGAAGTTCGCCAAGAAATAGTTTACGATTGCCTTAGAGAATTGTTGGAGGATATTGAAAGTCCTCGCTTTAACACCAATACTCAAAGATTAACAGATATAGCAAATTAAAAACCCATTTAAAAAAATGAGTCGTTCAACTTTCCAAAAAGCGCCAACCAAAATTCTGGTTGATACGCTATCAGCCACAAGCATCACTTACCCAGGCGGTAATGATGTAGTAATCAACATTGGTGGTCAGATAATCAAGTTCAATCTTGATACTGATACACTTGAATGTGTTGGTGAACAATGTTATGCAGCAGGTACTCCAGGAACTGCTGAAATTGATATTAATGATCTGTTTACAGATACATGTGATTGTGTACAGTGTTTTGAAATTAAAGTCGTTCAGTTGGGCGGAACAAATTTTAAAATTGCTAATGCGTTTGCAAAGGTTCGTCCTTATCGTGCATGCACTCCTAAAGGAGTTGCTGTTGTTATTGATAATATCGCTGAAGCTATAGCTGCTCAAATCAATGCAGATCGTTTTGCAATTGTTACAGCTGATGCTCTTGCCGGAGTTATTACTCTTACAGCTAAAGAGAATGGTGTTCATACTTTTGCTGTTGCTTCTACTGCCGGTACATGGAGTATTTCTGCTGGAACCAATCCTGTATTAACATCAGATGATATGTTTAAATTGTTCCCTCCTGCTCCACTGAATGTTGGAACTCGTGGTCCTAAAATGGCTGGCGATGTAACTACTTATTGCCAATACTATATTAAGACTCGTGTAAACAACGGATTCGATCCAATTGAAGGTGGTGGTGAAGATACTATTAACGAATACTATTTCTATGTTAACAGTGCTCTTGCTACTTACGATGCAAATTGGAAGGACAAGTGGGATTCTTGTAATTTCAACATTTCGTAATTTGGTTATTATGGTTGAAACTGAACGCCTCGATTATAT